AAACCACCGGCTCATGAAGTCGGTGTCCTCCGGGTGCTTGATGTTGTAGACCGAAGTGATGTCGCCGTAATTGGTGTCCTTGGCCACCCCTGCCGGATTGATGACCTGTCCCGTCCCGCTGATCCCCTTGGGGTCCCAGAATGATCCAAAGGCCGCAGTCTTTCCTCCGGGCAACTGCGCCGCGGGGATGTTACTCCCCAAATAGTTATAGGTGGTCTGTCCGGCATCGTTGGTCCCGGCAGCGGAGATGTACCCCTTGTTCAGGAAGTACTGGGTCTCCGCGTCCGGTGCTCCCGTGGTCGAGTAGCCCCCGGCGTACTTGAAGAGATCGGCCAGCGGATAGGAGGGATCAGCCATCAGGATTCACCCGAACTGGCAGTCACTTCGAGGGCTTCCCAACGCAAGGGCTGGTCATCGGTGCGCGTAAGCCGGAACGCGCGTCGGCGCGCCGAGCCACCCCGGTTGAGCATGGGCCGCATGCGCGACTCATCGAAGATGCCCCACGTGTTCCACGTCTGGTAGTCGTCGTCGCTCACCTCGAGCGTCGATGTTGCCGTGTTCAGGTCCGCGACCAGATCGGCCTGGCCGAAGAACTTGCGCACCAGCGTATCGCCATCGATCTTGTCGGTCTGGGAGCGGGTATCGAAGGCGATCCCATCGTCGTCGTAGAGCTCGAACGACGCCGAGAAGATCATGCCGCCAAAGTCATCACGACCAAACCAGATGTCGCCGCCCGTGAAGAACTCGGTGAGCGCGATCGAGTACGGCACGGAACCATCCGCCGTGACATTCGAGTTCCACGGCCCCCAGACGCCGGTGTCCATGTCGTAGGCGATGCAGCCGCCGCCAAAGAACTGGAGCACGTAGAAGGTGTGACCCTCCATGCCGGTGATCCATGAATTCACCGCGGAATTCATGTTAACGTTCAGCACCTTGTCGACCCACTTGTTCGACACCTTCTTCGGGTTGAGACCGTCGAAGAGGTACACCCCCCAGTTGCGCTCCTTGGTCTGAGCCACCCAGATCAGCGTGTTCTTGGCTGATTGCAGGGTCGAGGCAAACGACAATCCGACCTTGATGTTGGTCGACTGGTACGGCGAGAGCGCAATCCCCGGCGCCGGATTGCCGGCATCGTAGAAGAACTGGCAGGTGTATTGCCCGAACGCCACCAGGTAGTTGAGGTACTTGGCGATCGCCACACCCGGATCATCCTCATAGCTCGCCACCACGAATTGCAGGCTCGGCCACTGGGTCGCGTCCTCGAGCGCGCAGGCGCGAATGGTGCCATCCGGCTCCATCACGTAGGCGAAGAGGTTGAGCACCACCAGCCCCGGCACCGTGATGGTCGGGTAATTGGTGTCGGTCACCGGAATGAGCGTGCCGGAAGACAGAATCCAGAAGTTGCTCTGATTCTTGATGAGCAGCTGCGCGCCATTCAGGAAGGTATTGAACTGGTACGGCTGGCCCGAGAGTACCGGACTCATGGTGAAGGTCGACGGCAGGGCAAGATCCATGGTGCCGTACCAGACTTCCTGCAAGTCGGTGGCGCCGTCGTTCCCACCCAGCATCCACATGTCGAGATAGCGGAATGAATTCACCGTCACCGGCGTCTGGAAGGTCACCGCTGCCGCACCACCGCGCGGAGTGAAGCCTGCGCCACCGCTCACTTGGTTCCACGTGGAACCATCGGGCGAGCTCGCCCATGTGTCGCTCACCAGCACTCCGCCCGCATCACCACCGATCAGCCACATGTGGTTGTTGTAGACGGTGTAAGCCATGATGGCCTTGCCGGTGGTGAACACCGAGTTGACGTTGGTCCACGTCTGTCCATCCGGCGATGAAGACACCTGGTTGATGGTGATGGTGCCTGCCGCATCGGCATAGCCGCCGACAATCCAGACCTTGTTCTGGAAGAAGAACATGGCGTTGAGGAATCGCGGCGTGCCCGTCGCAGTGGCCGTCAACTGAGTCCAAGTCTCCCCATCGGAAGAGAACCACACGTCGTCGAGAAGCGTGCTGGTTCCATCTTCTCCGCCGTACAAGTAGATGCCATTGTTGGCCGCGACCGCGGTGAAGTTGACCCGAGCACTCCATGCCGCGGCAGCGGTCACCTGCGTCCAGTTGGCCCCGTCGCTGGTGCTCCAGACGTCGTTCATCACCCCGACGTGCATGTCATCGTTTTCTAGCCCGCCAAGCAAGAACATCTGACCATTGAAGGCCACGCACTGGTGTCCCTGCCGGTGTCCGAAAGGCGCACCGCTCGCGCTCTGGGACCAGGTCACGCCATCGGACGAGTACGACACGTCGGCTCGCAACTGGGTGGCCTCGCCCCCGATCACGTAGATGCGGCCTTGAAACACCGTCGCACTGAAGAACGCCCGCCCATACCACGCCGGCGTGGTTGCTTGGGTGAAGGTCGAGCCGGTGCTGCCCACGAACGATGCCCCACCACTGCGGTACATCGTGTCGCTGTAAACGGCGTAGACATTGTTGCCGTAGAAGGTCGCTCCCTGTGGGTCGGTGCCGGTGCCGAAATCGTGATTGAGCACCGTGCCGGGGCGCTTGAGCACGTAAAGCTTGTCGCCCTGCTTGTCGAAGCAGCCGTTCTGGACGAAGGAGTCCACGACGCCCAGCGTGCCATCGCGGGACATGAACTCCTGCACCAGAGGTAGGCGCGACTTGGGCATCAGAATTTCGGGTTGTAGCCGTAGGTCATGCGCCAGTCCGGCGTCATCTGCATCGGGGCCTGCTCCATAGCACCCCAGTCGGCGATCTCTTCCAGCGCCATCCGCGCCTCCTGCTTGATCCGGGTGATGCGCTGCTCGGGGATCTCGAAGGCATCCGCCATGTCGGAGGCGAGATTCTTGGTAAGCGCCTCATACCACTCGAGCGGCAAGTCGAAGGTCTGCGCAGTATCGGTCACATCCTGAATCGGACGCTGAACGTCCAGGAAGATGGTCCGGGTCATGTCGTCGGGTGCCACCCAGACATAGAGCACCCCTTGGGCGTTGGCCGGGTCATAGGCCGCGAGCGGAGAAGGTGCCATCTGGGGATCGTAGTAGATCGAGTTGGGCACCCCGAGCGCGCCCTTCTGGCTCATCTGGTCGTACTCGAGCCGAGAGAGAATCTGAAGCTGCACGTCGTTCGGGCTGGTGGTGCCACAGGTCTGCCGGACATATGAGCCGGGGAAGACCCGTAGTGGACGATAGGTGTCGACGTCGCCGCCGGGACCGATGGTGTAGCGGTACTGGTTGGTAATCATGAGCACCTGAATCCAGTCGCGCACCCAGAGATACCAGCCTTTGATCGCCCACTTCTTGAGCGCGAAGTTGAGCTTGCGCATGCCCTTGGTGACGTCGCCCGCGGTGGGCGAGGCCCCGTCGAGCACCACGCGCAAATCCTCGAGCGCGTCGGTAATGAAGGTCAGCGCCGAAACGGTGACGGTGTTGATGCTGCCGGCTGTGGTTGCCATGATTTATCCGATGTAGACGAGACTGATGTAGCCCTTGGCGCCATTCCCACCGTCATAAGTATTCGAGCCTCCGTCTTGCTGGGTCCCGCCTCCACCCGCACCATAGTTATTGACTGCGGCAGAGTCGCCGACATGCGCGGTCCGACCATTACCGCCAGGACCCCACAGAAGATTTCCACCACCTCCTCCCCCGCCCGGTGGTGCCGGACCTGTGGCACCGATCGGATAGCCTGCGGCAGGCGCTCCAGATCCTCCTGCATCGCCACCACCCCCGGAATTTCCACCGCCACCACCACCGAAGAACTTGGGTGTCTCCAGCGCCCCGATCCGACCATTGAAATTTCCGCCGGGAAGAATACCACCGCGCACACCGCCTCCATCCGAACCGTGGCCAGCAATGACGGCGCTATGCCGTCCCCCTGCCGTGGTGAAAGTACCAAAGACCGACGCCTCACCTCCTTGCGGGACACCAAATCCTCCGGGTGTCGTTGTATGTTGGCCAGCGCCCGCAACAGCGACATTGCCGGTAATCATCTCGCCCGGGACAAGACGGATCAGCATTCCGATCAGGAACTCCGCGGAACCACCAGCCTGTGTTGCGTTGTTTCCTGGTCCCTTTACTCCACCTCCGCCACTACCGCTCCCGACCATGGTGAGCCATGCCGCATTGACCCCTGCCGGCACCGTCCATGTGAACGGACCTGGCGTCACGAAGTCGATGCGCACCATGCCCATTCAGGCCACCCAGTAGAACACGACGTACCCCGGACCTCCGCTGCCACCACCCGTGGTCAGCGCCGCTCCCGTGGCTCCGCCCGCTCCGCCACCGCCCGCACCGTAGACGCTCGCGCCGACATTGAGTCCCGCCCCACCACCCGTACCACCCGTTGCACCCGTACCCCAAGGGGTCGAGGCACCACCCCCGCCACCTGCTGAACTGCTGAGATTGGTCCCGCCTGCGGCGCCCGAGTACCCGCCGCTTCCCGCCCCGCGCGATCCATTGCTGGCGGTGCCTACACCACCACCGCCGCCGCCACCCCCGCCGAAGTAATCCGGCGCCTCGGCTGAACCAAGCGCTCCGGTCGCCCCTACCCCACCACCTGCCCCATGATTGGCACCACCACCCTGACCGCCGCTGCCTGTGGACGATCCTGAACCGCCGCGCGCGTAGAAGGTCGTCGTTCCGTTGTTGACCGACGTATCGCCACCGTCCGTGCCAACAGAGAGTGCAGTCGCACCTGCGGCCCCGCCGGCACCTGCGGCCCCGATCGTTACGGCCACTGTACCGCTCGCCGTGACCGGGATGAGCATGTCCTGCACGAGCTCGCCCGAGCCTCCACCACCTCCGCCCAAACTATTACTTTGGAAACTCGATCCACCTCCACCCGCCCCGATCATCGTGACCCAAGCCCCGCTCACATTGGAGGGAACATTCCATGTGCCGCTGGCCGTGAATTGCTGGGATTGCAGCACTCCACCCGGACCGGTGGCACCCGTACCTCCGGTAGGCCCTGTCGGTCCTGTACCTGCCGTTCCACTGGCTCCAGTGTTACCCGTATTGCCGGTTGCTCCTGTTGGCCCTGTCGGACCCGTCGGTCCGGTCGGTCCTGCACTTCCAACTCCTTGCAAGTCATAGAGCGACTGCGCATTCAGAAAGAACAAGGCGAAGTCACACTCCGAGAAGTCCATCGCCGTGGTGTGATCCACTCCGCGCTCGATCGTGAGTGTGTAGCTGCCATCAGCGTTCGGACCTGACAGCGCGGTGACCTTGACGATCTCGCGCTTGGCCGGCGGGATCAGGTTATTGTTGATCGAGTTGGCATCGACCAGGGTGAGATAGATCCAATTGCCACCAGTGATAAGCGTGGGCAACCATGCCACGCTGGCCACGTTCATCGTGGTGGCCGCGGCAGTGAGCGCCGCGGTCAGCGTGGTCTGGTAGAAGTTGATGAACTGAACATTGGCCATGGTCTATCCCAAGAGTCTCGAGCCAAGGAAGTACGCATCCAGCAACATCGGGTAATCCTGTGTGGTGGTCGGCGAACTCGTATCGTTGATGAACACCGGCGGCGGATCACCCGTCGACCACGGCACGGCCTGGCGATCGGGAATGCCGCGCACGAAGTCCTGCGGGTTCCTGATCTCCCAGCATTCGGGACCGACCCAGAAGCCGTCCCAGCGGCGTCGACCCAAGCTGGACTTCAACTTCTGTCCGCACTCCTGGCAGCGGAAGTTGTACTGGCCCTCGGCGTAGTAGTCAGCACGTCCCATCATTCGACCCAATCGATCAGCAAATACCCATCCCCGCCTTGCCCGCCGTTCGTGGTCCGAATGCCTTGTCCGGCTCCACCACCGCCACCACCCGATCCATTCGAGCCAGTGAAGCCATTGCCAGGCGTTCCTGGGCCACCATTACCGCCGTTGGCGAAAGGCGATGCCCCACCACCCCCACCGCGCGATGCACCGAGGTTGTTGACCGTGTTGTCGTAGCCATTGATCGACCCGGTCCCGCGTGAGTTATTGGCTGCCAGTGTTCCACCCAATCCACCGGGATTCCCGCCAATGAACCCAGACCAAAACCCCATCTCTTCGATCGATGGCAGCGTCACGATACCCGCGGATAACGTGCCGCCTCGAGGGCCACCCCCGCGGCCACCCGAACTGACGTCATTCGTTGCTCCGCCACTGCCGCCAAGCAGGGTGATGAATCCGAACGTGGTCGATCCTCCTGTTGCGCCATTCTGGCTAGCCACACCCCCGGCACCACCCGCACCGATCGTTACCGACATTGCATCTGAGGGTGTCACCTTCATCGGTATGCGTTCGCAGAACTCGCCCGACCCACCACCCGACGCGGCGCCGGAATCGTTCAGGGCGCTACCACCGCCTCCTCCGCCAGCACCATTGCCGGTGACGTACACCGAAGAGACCGTCGCGGGAACATTGAATGTTCCGCTGGCCGTGAACTCTTGGCTCTTGGATACGCCGGTGCTCATCTCAGGCCACCCATTGAATCAGCACATACCCGGGCGAACCGCTACCGCCGCAGGTCTGCGTACCAGCAGTTGCTCCGCCGGCCCCACCACCCCCGCATCCGTAGGTGGTCGACCCGCCCGCGAATCCGGTGGCACCGCCCGTACCTCCGGTTCCTCCCGCGCCATAGATGGTGGAGCAACCTCCGCCACCCCCGGCAAAGCTGGTAAGGTTGGTGCCTCCCGTTCCGCCGGAATAACCACCCGCTCCCGCCCCAGCGCCGCCATTGGCCCCAGTCGCATTGCCTGCACCACCTCCACCGCCTCCGGCGAAGTAGGATGGGGCCTCGGAAGAACCAAAAACCCCTGCGGCACCAGGCGCCCCAATGGCCCCGCCTGTGCCACCGCGCGGTCCTCCACCTGTGCCACCGACACCGCCCGTGGTTCCACCTTTACCACCCTGTACCTGAAGATTGAACGTCGCACCCGTGAACGAAGATGTCCCACCTGTTCCGCCGATAACTCCCGTCGATCCTGCGCCGCCGGCCCCAACCGTAACGGTGTAGCCCGAGCCGGCAGCAACGATGACCGAAACGTTCTGCATGATCTCGCCACCGCCACCTCCACCGCCGCCTCGAGTTGCTGTTCCCGTTGCGCCACCGCCTGCTCCTCCGCCTGCGATCATCGTGACCCAGACCGACGTAACGCCGGTGGGTCCTGTGAATACGCCTGAACTCGTGTACTCGGTGCCGTTGAGCACGGAGTTAGCTGCGGTCGATCCGCCGCCACCCGTGGCTCCTGTATTGCCGGTGTTTCCCGTTGCTCCGGTTGCTCCGGTCGCACCGGTGGCCCCAGTGGGTCCAGTCGGACCGGTGCTTCCAGTCGAACCCGTGTTCCCGGTTCCGCCAGTTCCACCGGTGTTCCCTGTGCCACCCGTTGGACCCGTTGCGCCCGTTGCGCCTGTGCTACCTGTCGATCCAGTGCTGCCTGTCGATCCCGTCGATCCAGTCTGACCCGTAGCCCCGGTCGGGCCTGTGGCCCCCGTTGCACCAGTTGAACCAGTCGCACCAGTAGCCCCAGTAGGTCCGGTCGAGGCGGTACCGCTGGGTCCAGTCGCACCCGTATTACCGGTGGCGCCGGTGCCACCTCCGCCGGTGGCGGTGGGGTGGAAGTTGCACAGGAACTGGGAGAGGCGGAAGAGCCAATCCTGTCCCTGGTGGATGGGCGAGGTCCCTTGCGGAGGAGGCTCACAGAAGTTGCTCGCCATATCATCTCGGGGTCAGGCCGAGATCGGTCTTGATGCTGGCCAGAGCGAGGGCCAGCACGGTCTTGATGCCCGCGGCGGTGGTCACACCCAGCGTGGTCTTCCACGTCGCCCCGGTACTCACGGTCTCGTTCACGTAGTCCGAACCGGGGATCTGCGCCTGTCGCGTGCCCGTCTGGTTGACGTAATCGGCGCCGGGGATTTGCGCTTGCCGAGCCATCAGGCCACCGTCATCAGCGGGTCCACATAGACTGTCGTGGACGCATTGCAGAGCTTGACCGTGGCGAGGAAGTAGCCCTTCAATTGCGGCGTGATCGGACCCACGCGCAGATAGCCCTTCTGCGGATTGCTCATGCCCGTCGTCGTCCACGTCGCGCTGCTCGCCGGTATCGCGGTCGCTGTGGTGAGCACGGTAGCTGGCGCGCTCGATACCAGCGTGCCCTGCGGATTGCCCGAGGCAGCGTAGTAGGTCACTTCGAGCCAGACTTGATTGTTGTTTAGAACCGTCGCCGAGTCGTAGACAATCTCGACGGTGATTGTCTTACCGGAGCCAGTCGTGTCATTCCAGATGACAAACTCACCAGTTTGAAGCGCGGTGACCGGGAACGTACCGGACGCCGCGAGGCTGACCATCTTCCACGACAGCGGCGTGGTGCCGTCCGACGCGCCTCCGGTGCGCACTACTGTGGTCTCACTGTAGACATCCCCGAACTGCGTCTGCCGATGCAGGATGTAGTTCGTGCCTGAGGAGTCGCAGTTGTTGAGCGTGAAGACTGACCCCCATCCTGTAGTGGTCGAGTTAATCTGCCCGCTCCACGAAGATGGGAGCAAAATGTTTCTGAACGTGGCCTGCAAATTAGCAACAGCGCTTAACAACAAGTTCACACTTGAGGAAGCATTGGTGAGGTCAATGTTCTGGATCGTGCCGACGACAGAGCTAAATAAATTGGTCGGCGAGCTTCCCCCCGCTAATAAACTGCCGCCCGTCCATAAAAACTGCGTCGTTGTCTGGCCCAATATCCTCTGCCCGGGATCAGCAAACTTTACGGTGCAGTTGATCCAAGTTTCGCCATTGGGCGAGACTTGAGCGGTCGTGCTCGTTGAAGCAATTTGGAACGAGCAACTTTCGCAGACATTGGTGCCGCCGACATTGCTGACAAAGGACGATGTTCCAGCACCAACGATAAACGTCAACCCATAGAAGTAGACGACGTTCGATGCGCCCGCGCTACGAGTGAGATTATTCGCCCCGGTAACATTGACCGTGTAACCCGCCGCAACCGTTGTTGGCGGCTCGCCAGTGGTTTTATCGGCGCTGATGATTCTCGTCGAACTTGTAGTCGTCCCAGCCCAATTCCATGACACAGCACTCGCCGTTGTTTCGGAGCCGGTGCTGGCGCAATAGGCGACGTTGCCTGGCTGATCTATCGCTGCAATCGTCGCCAGCGTCGTCGCCGCATGCGCCCATGTGTCATAGGGATAGACGTTCCCACCGGCACTATCGACGTAGAACGGATTACCGAGCGTTGCATAGGAGAACGGCGGACGCGGCGGCGGGAAATACTGCACCACCGGCAGACCGGTCGAGAACGGTATGCCGCCGCCTCCGGGTACGCTGGGTCCGCCTGCGCTGAACATCAGTTACGCGAGAAGATGTAGGCGTACTGCACGATCTGCGAGTTGGTCGTGCTCGCGGTCTTGCGGATCGTGATGTTGCCGTTGATCGTGCAATCGACCGAGGCCGACGTACCACCGAAAGTGATGACATTCGGATTGGCTGTGCCAGACGATACGCCACCCGCCATCGCCATGAAGCCGGTGCCGATCACGGTGGAGTTGGCGCCAGCCGCGCCGATGGTGCGCACGATCACGTCGAAGGCGAGATACCAGCCCGCCGTGGTGATGGTCACCGTGCCCTGGGTGAGCGACACGCCCATGGTCGTACCTGCCGGTCCCCACTGCGGGGTGACGATGAAGGTACCGCCGGTAAGCGAGATGGTGCCGCCCGCCCGCACGCAGTAGATCTTGCTGGCCTTGGCGTCGTTGGCGAAGATCGGCGTCCAGGTGATTCCGGCCCACATATCCTCGATCGAGGTCGAGGAGTTGGTCTGGATGTTGGCCACCGCGACGTCGATGTACGGCCCGTCGTTGAAGAGCTGCCGCCCTTGCTGCTGCTGGTAGGGCAGACGCATTTGCTCATCACCATCCGGTTGCAGACCGTAATGCTTGAGCAAGTCGGCGCGCTGGGCGCGATCAAAGAGATAAGAGTTTCTCATGTGTGCGTGATGTAGTTGAGATCCGGGTTGAAGTAGAGCACATGCGTGTCGATGGCAATGCCCACCGGCTGAATGACCTGGTCGGTGCTCGACGGCTGAGTCTGAGTAACCGCGCCATTGCTGGTACCGACGTACACCAGTCCGCCGATCGTGGAGAAGGTGAGGTTGCTATCGTCGCGGTAGATGCCGTGCAGCAAAACCACGTGCGAACCCGAGCTGGCAGTCTCCATGGCCAACCCGATACACGGCACCTTGGCTGTGGTCGTGGCATTGGCGAGGTCCACCGTGTCGGCCGTGCTGGTGTGATACAGCGCCTGACCGATGGTGATCGATGCGCCATAGGTGAGCGAGACGGTGATGCCGGTGTATGTCTGGTTGGACGGGACTGCGGTGAGAACCAGCGTGGTACCCGTCGCACCGGTTGCCCCGGTCGAACCCGTCGCGCCAGTGTTACCGGTTGCACCAGTACCCCCGGTGCCGCCGGTATTGCCGGTCGCGCCGGTGCCACCTGTGCCACCGGTTCCACCCGTGTTCCCCGTGTTGCCCTGCGCACCGGTCGGCCCGGTCGAACCCGTGGAGCCGGTATTGCCCGTGTTGCCTTGGGCACCGGTAGGACCTGTTGAACCGGTCGCGCCTGTCGATCCGGTTGCACCTGCGGCACCCGTCGGTCCTGTGCTACCGGTGGAACCTGCGGCACCCGTCGCGCCTGTGCTCCCCGTGGCTCCAACTGCCCCGGTTGCTCCGGTTGCTCCGGTCGAACCATCAGCACCGGTCGCGCCCGTACTGCCCGTCGCTCCGGCCGCCCCGGTTGAACCGGTCGAGCCTGTAGCGCCTGTTGCCCCTGTAGAGCCTGTTGCACCCGTCGCCCCCGTTGCTCCTGTTGCTCCTGTTGCCCCTGTCGAGCCATCAGCACCAGTGGGGCCGGTTGCTCCAGTTGCGCCAGTCGCCCCACCACCCCCACTGCCGGTGCAACCAACGGCAACTACGCCACTAGCGCATACGACTCCACTGACGGTGGTCGTCATTCATCAGGAACCAGCAGCCAGCCCTTGATTGACCGTCAGGATCGCCGCCCCCGAACTGTATGCCGTGAGATTGAGCCGCAGCGCATTGATGGGGAAAGCGATATTGCCTGACGTCGAACCCGTCTTTCCGGTCACCACGGTATCGTCCTCGACGTGCATGATGCGCACCCGCGCGCCCACGTTCGCGGTCGACAGTCCGCTGTTGGCCACCGTGTAGGTCACCACCTTTGAGTTGGTCACGCTGGCGATGTCGTAGACGCCATCGAACGGCGCACCCGCACCTTCGACCTCAATGCAGTCACCCACCTTGGGCGCGAATGCCAAAGGCACCGTGAGGGTGGCCGTGGTGGTCGAGCGCGTAAGGGTGATCGGCGACTGGTAATCCGGGTTCACATTCGGCGTACCCGGATTGGCGAAGAAGGCGTGCTGGATCTTGAAGGTCAGGCTGGAACTGTCCTGCACCGAAACGAAGTAGCCCACCCCGAAGCCGTGCTCGAGATAGTCGATCGGAATCCAAGGTCCCGGACCGGTCGCTCCCAGCGGTGTCGTTGTAACGCGCGTACCCATGTGCGCTCCCTAGTGTTTCGTGGCGTGAATGGTGAGCGAACCGACCACCGGCTTACCTTCCTGCCAGCCCGTCGCCGAGATGAGCACCGACCCCGTCTTGGTGTCCGCCAGATTGTGAATGCCCGCCCGCGATTCGACCTCGGTCTTGCCCCGACCCTCCAGATGGCGGATGAGCCGTGGCCCTTCGGTGGTCTCCCACCACAGGTCGACCTCGACATCCTTGTGCAGGGTGTACTCGACGAAGTCGATGCGGAAGGTCGACGGTGGCGTGCGCGGATCGCGATACGCCTTAGCGATGTCGAGCAGCATCGTCGGCTCGATCCCTTCCTTGGTGTCGAGCACGATGTTCACCTCGGCAATGGTGTTGCGCGCACCATCGACTGTGATCTCGGGATCGAACCGGCTCATACCCTCAAGTCCGCGGACAGCTTCGACACAATGCCATTGACCTTCGATTCCCGCGCCGTCAGGTCCACATCGCGCTTGTGCAGTGCCCCTTGCAGGTCGTTGACGTCGGCTTCTCGCTTGGCGATCTTCGCCCGCTCGGCGGCAAGGGCCTTGGCTTCTGCCGCTCGAGTGTAGGCAATGGCTTCGCGATCGACGGCCAACTGCGTCAAGTCTTCCTTATGGGCCTTGACCGCCGCAGCATGCTTCTCTTCCTTGGCCTTGAGATCGGCTTCCCACTTGGTCAGCCGGGCCGACTCCGTGGTACGAAAAGCCTCGAAGCCCTGCTTGGCCTTGCCCAACTCTTCCATGCCTTTGTCGACCGCGGCTTGCAGAGTGGGCAAGCTGTTGCGCTTGTCCCACTCCTTGGTCGCGTCGACCACCCGCTTGTACTCGGCGTCGAGCTCGCCCTTGGTCACCGTGACGTGATCGAGGATCGACTTCTTGATCTGTTCCCAATCGCGCGGACTGAGCATGGGTAAGACTCCTAGAAGCGGTTCACCGCCGAGCCGGAGAACACGTGATCGACGGTGAGCGTGTGCGCACTGCCCGTGCCCGTGTTGAGACCGAAGCCCATGGTGTGACCCACAGTCGCCGCCGGCAGGATACTGAGCAACGTCGGGTTGGTCGAGGAACCGGCACCTACTGACGCCACGCGTGTTCCATACTGGAATTGCTGCTGGCCTTCCCAGACGTAGGGCAGCGTCAGCCCGATCGAGGAATACACGTAGAGCGTCGGGTTGGGTGCAGCGTTGTAGTACCAGCCCACACTGTAGGCCGTCGCCGCCGCGATCGTGCCCACTGCGATCGTAGTGGTCGAACTCGCGTTGTTGATGATGAGATTCAGCGTGGTCGAGGCATCGGTCTTGCTGAAGTAGATGCCCGATCCCGGCGTGAGCGGACCCGCCAGCGTGTCGATCCACCCCGCTTGGAACGCCGTGTGGGCGGTGTCGGAAAGCTTGAAGTTGATCCCGAACCAGTGCCGATAGCCCGTGGTCATGTACCACGAGAGATTCTTCAGTTGATTGGCCTGGTAATTGGTCGAGACCGCGCCGGTGGTCATCAAGAGCAAACCACCTTCGCCATCGGTCAACGCCGACGTCCCGCCGTTGGTCGTGGTGACCGTCCAGTCACCCGAGTTGTACGTCGAGAAGTCGTTGAAGTATTCGTAGGTCTGAACCGGCGCCGGCGACGGATACTGCGAGGTCAGACTGTTCGGAGGAGTGGTGGAGATCCCCGCGGGGAATCTCGAGACTTCGGTCGAGCCAGACATGATTCTCCTTTCGGCCAACCCTCACGGGAGGCGGGAATAGAAACACCTGCGGAAATCCGGGGCTGATTGGCCCAGCCCCGGAAGCCCGCGGGAGAAATCAGTACTTCTTCTTGCGTCCGGTCTTCTTCTTCCTGCCGCCCGGATTCATCGGCGGAAAGTTCGGTCCCGGTCGCGTCTTCTTGTTGAACCGAGTAGCCTTCATTCACGATTCTCCAAGTATGCTGCTGCTGCACGAAGCAACTCCGGCGAATCGCGGAAGTTGCCTAAACCTTGGTTGCATCCCTGACACAAGAGCTTGCGCACATGTCCTGCGCGATGACAGTGATCAACGGCCAACGCGCGAGGCTTGCCGGTACGGCGATCAATCACGTTGTCGCTCCGTTTGCAGATAGCACAGACACCGCCCTGCGAATCAAGCATCGATTGATACTGTTCAACACCGATGCCGAAGCGTCGCTGTAACTCGATCTCTTGTATGCGCGTCGGATTCTGCTTTCGGTACTCACGCATGTACCGACGTTGATAGTCTTTTCGAGATTCGTCGTAGTGCTTGAGAATGTGCTTCTCTCGCCAGAAGAAATTTTCTGGTCCATACGGTTGAGATTCATCGTACCGAGCGATGTAAAAATTATCGCCCGGACGCTCTCCAGCATCAGCGACGAAAGTCCAAAAATTCTGCCAACGAGCATCAAGCAAAACTCCAGATCGACGCAACGTGTTCCAATGCCCATAAAGCGGATGCGAAATTCTTGTTCCCCAATCCGCCTTACCAGCATATTCCAGCCTTCCATGATGTAACTGCCGTCGGTAGTGGAGATCGCACAATCCCTTCGCCACTTGATTGCCGACGCATTCCTCAACCGTGCATTTCCGATACGCCTTCTTCCTTGGCATCCCCAGTCTCCTCATGTTGACGGAGACTGGAGAATATCACGTCATAGTTTACTTGTAAACCGTTGGGTGGAATATCCCTAGGGTCCGTTACTTCCGTACACGGCACGGGGGTTGTCCCAGCCGAAGGCGTAGCGCTCGATGGCGCCGGCCTTGAAGTTGTAGGTGTCGAACTCGTTGTCCTGCACCGGCAGCACGGCCATGCGTTCCTGGTAGATCAGACCGTAGCCGCTCATGCCGGCATCGGTCACCAGGAACCACGCACCGGGCGAGGTGAGGTAGATCGATTCCACGATCGCCGGAATAGCACCGGTGTACTTCAGCGCATTGATGTCGTTGTTCGCCGTCTGCGACTGGTACGGCGACTTGAGAATGCGCGTCGCCGTGTACAGCAATTGTCGCGGGATGACGAGACACTTCACATGCGCATCGAGGTACATGCCCTTGTCGTCCTGGAACCCGCGAATGGCGATCATGCCATCCTCGAGCGCGGCTTCCGACAGGTCCGCGGCAGGATTCGCCGCATTGCTGTAGGTGAAGCCGGTGACGGTCGTGTGCGCGGTGCTGCACAGGCACACGCCATCGCCGCCGACTGCCGCCGCGGTAAAGGCATCGTTCAGGACCAGATGCCCGAACACTTCCTTGGTTTGCAGCATCGAGACCGCCAGCATGGTGGAGCGGTTGCCCGCCATGGCGTTGCCGCCATCCATGTACAAGTTGTCCTGCCGCTCTTCCATCGTGACGATGTACCCGAGGGCCACGGTCATGTTGGAGATACGGGTATTGAACCCCTGCTGCTGGCTGTCGAAGGCCATCGAGTCGCCCTGATTCTTCACCTGGGCGAAGCCGAGACCCGTTACACCTTGGTACTCTTCCCACGCCTTGTCCGACGCGACCTTGGTGGTCCACTTGTCGTAGTAGCGCGGGTGCTGCCGGTAGGTCGTGCCAAAAATGCCCCGGAGACCGGGCCAATTTAGTTTGGGCAGCGACCCTGTTGAGATGACGCCTGGCATGGTCGCCCCCTTAGATGCCGACGAACGAGCCGGTGAGCTCGCTCAGGTTGATGCGGCACAGCCACTTGGCGTAGGACCCGAACTGATTGGGCACGCCGTCCCACGGACCCTGGGCCAAGCCCAGCGCCTTCATGTTCAGGGACGAAGTGGTTGCGAACGAAGAGGACAGAATCACCGACCCGGATGAGGAGTTGGTGGTCGATCCCGCCGTCACCGTGATGGAGAAGTTCAGGTTGCACGAAGCCGCGACCGTCTTGCTGGTCGTGATTCCGTCATCCTGCATCACGAAGATGGTGGTGGGATCGTCCTCGACCAGAACGTAGTACGGAACCGCCTTGGTCGACGGCACGTAGTTCGTTTCCAGTGAGAGCGAGGAACTGGCCCCCGGATACATCAACGGATTGGGGAAGGTCCCTGCCGGGATGATCCCGACGATGAACCCGCGAATTGCATCGGTGCCCGCACACTTGGTGACGTTGGGCACGCCATTGGCATCGCCACTCGCCGCCGCTTTCACCGCATCGCCCATATAATAGGCGTTCGATGAGTCCGACGTCGGAATGGAGTACATATTGGCGCGCTGATTGCTGGTGTATGACCCGCCGCCCTTGTACACCGCAGCACCGAATGGAGCATTGACGTTCGCCATGAAAGGCTCCTATCGGTAGAACTTGGGTTTCTCGAGAGAGATGGGCGGAAGCTTGGTGCCGCCGCGAGGCGGATTGGCCGCGCTATACCGTCCATCGTTGGCTTTCGCACCCAGCGTGCCGGCAGCGATCTGCTCGCGCAACTGGTTGTGATAGGCAATACGCGCTTCCTGATGTTTGTCGAACAACCACTGCGGGATTTCCATGAGATAGGCAAACAGCGCGTTACCATTTTCATTGGTGCCAACGCACTCTTGCACGCGCGAACCCAAGTCGGTGTTGCGCGGAGTCACTGCGGCATTCAACTGCACTTCCTGTCGTTCGGAGAAGCGCCAGCCCGAAGCCAGCGCCGCGGCAATGTTGCTGCCGCCCTTGTCATCGTTGAACCAGCGGCGGACGAAGCCCGGCTTGTCGCCGAAGACATCCAGCCGCTTGACGAAACCTGAGAGGTAATTCGCCGGGATGGTCTCCGGCTTGGCCGGATCGATCTCGGCTTGAGGCGGCTCATGAAACTCGTACTCGAGTTTCGGGTCGACCTTCGGCGGCGGTTCCAGTTGCTCGCCTTCCTTGGCTGCTTTGGCGGCATCGCGCTTGGCCTTGTTCTCACGGCGAGTGCGAAGCGCTTTCTCTCGATCGGCGTCGGTGAGCGGCATGGGCTAGCCTCGGAAGTATTCGTTGGGATCTTCGGCGGCGAAGGCGAGGTACTCATCGCGGGTGTACTTCTTGTCCGCGATGTCCCGGTCCGCCATGCGCCGGTAGTTCTCTTTCAGGTCCGACCAAGTGCGTCCATGCACGGGACTACCCGTAGTGCCGCCGGTATCGGCCATGGCCACCCGCGAGCCATTAGGGCGGGTCTTGAACCGCTCCGGATACAGGCGCTGCACGCGCTCCTTGGCCAGCTTGAGCGCATCGTCGAAACTGTCGGTCAGGCGCATGTCGACGATCGACTTGAGCTCGAGGGCAAAGTTGGAACCCAGCGTGCGATCGGTCTCGACCCAAGTGTTCGCGGCCTTGAAACGATTGGCCGACTCGACCACCGCGGGATCGATCGCCGGAGGCTTCGGGGCGGCGACCTTGGCGACCTTCTGATCCAGAAGCTTGTCGAGGATCTCATCGGCCTTGTCGTAGTCCTGGTTCTCGCGAGCGATCTTGAGTTCGGAACGCAGGGTATCGCTGGTGATGCGCTCGCGCGCCTCGGCTTCGCGCTGCTCCCGGGCCTGCTCGCGCTGTTCCATGGCCGCAAGCTTGGCTCGAAGCTGGGAGTTCTCCTGCCGCACCACGGAGGCCAACTGGGTGCGGTACTCCTTGAATTCCGAGGCTGGACGCCATCTCGCCGGGTCCTTGCCTTGGGCGGTCCACTCGTCGCGATCGACCCAGCCATGCTGCCGCATCTCGGCGGCGGCAGACTCTTCCTGAGCGTTGCGCTCGGCTTCACCCGAGCCGGCATCGTTATCCGGCTCGGGGGCGCCTACATCATCACTGACAACGGGTTCGTCGGGCGGCGGATCATCCACCACCTGGTTGATGGGAAACTGGCTCTGAACACCAGCAGTTGTGGTTTGGGGAGTCGCCATGAAGTTGTCCGCCTATATAGTCCTACAGACTTCCTGTGTCAAGAGTGAGCGCTCACGCTGCCTGATTCATCGCAAACTCGGGAGCGGAGCGCGCGGCCCGAAGCTGGCCGTCGAAACTCATGTCGGGATGCACCACCCCGATCACGTCGGCAGCATTCATGACCCGGTAGGGCACGCCCCCGATCGCGAACTCGCAGCCGGCGCCGGCGTAGCGGGCAAAGAACAGGGTGTCGCCGCGGCGCACGCCCTTCATGGCGGGGTGTGCCCAGCCATTGTCGGCGGCATCGACACAGACCCCGGTGCACTGCGCCGCCTGCTCCTTGTCATAGGTGGTGTCGGGCAAGGCAATGCCGCCCTTGGAAGTGCGCTCGATCCGGGGCATGCGCACCAGCACACGCTCCCAGGTGAGGGTGAGTCCGGCTTCATTCTTCATCAGCTTCCTTCTCCTGTTGGACTACGGGTTCGGGTAGAGCGAGATCGGTAAAGAACTGCACGACCTCTTTGCACATCAGTGCCCGTCCGCGATTGATTGCGTTCTTCCAGACGAACTCGTGGTTGGAGTCTGACTCATATCCCCCCTGCAACCACACCTCCATGTGGTCCTGCGCCGTTTGGTTTAACCATTGCAGAAAGACCTGGAACTGCGGCGCCGCCTTGAGACTCAGCCATTCCGCTGTTGGACTCGGCTCCGCTATCCTTGCTGGCTGCTCCATTCATGGACTCCATTCTTTTGTCGATCAACTCCACCGCCTTCAATAAAGAATCCTGCCGCTTGCCCTCACTCTCGATCTGGGCATAGATCATCTTGATGATCGGTTCAGCCTTGGCGGCATCGGCCTCGGCCAAGAGCTTCACGGTCATGGCCTTCATTTCTTCGACGCGAGCCATCGATTCGCGCACCTCAAGCAACAGCCGAGTCTGATCCTTGCGCTGCTCGGTCTGGAACTCCGCCTGCTTCAGTTTCAGTTCCTCGCCCTTCTGCTGCACGGCCAGCAACTTCGGATTGGGTGGCGGCGGATAATCCGGCAACTCCTTGCCGGACTGCGGGTCCTTCGGTGGCGGATAGATTTCCTCGATGTTCGGCACCCGCATCGACTTTAGGAACCGGAGCTCGGAGCGATAACGGTTGTAGCCCGGCGCCATCTGCGCGCGTTGCACCACCATTGCCGCCATCTTCTGCGCCTCACCGTCACTCACGATATGCGGGTCCGCCGCGGGCCGCACGTCGAGTGAGGAACCGACATAATCGTCGGGACGGATGAGCGCCGAGCGTCCGCTGGTCAGGTCCTCGAAGTCGATGTCCTGCTCGAGGAACATCGCGTTGAGATCGTACTGCACGCGATACTCGTACTTGCTCGCGCGCCACATGCGCTTGTAGATGCCGTTGTAGACGCGCTGGCCATTCTCATTCAGGATGCGCGTGGTCTCGGCCTTCTGGTTCTGCATGTCCTGCTCGCCCATCTGCACGTCGTTGGCCTGGACGATGCGCTCCGCATATTGAATGATGAGTCCGAGCAATTGCAGGAGCGTGCCCGAGGGCTCGCGGATCGGGTTGGGCAGGACGTTCTTGCGGAGATCGTCGCCGCTGGTGACGTCCAGCGTATGCCACTGATTGGGCGCGAAGGTGATCGGACCCCCCCGACCTTTAAAGGCGCGCCCCAGGAAACCGCCGCCCAGGGTGTACATCGTGCCCTGGTCAAGCATCTGGTTGATGATCGAGTTGACCGTGGAGTTGAGCGGCCCGAGCAAGGTACCCAGCCCCAAGTCATAGAAGCCGCCGTCCGGTGAGGGGATGAAACCGTACTTGGTAAAGATGCGGACCGGCGTGATCTTGTAGACCTTGTCGTCCGGAAGCTTGTAGTTACCCTCCGAGTCGGCGAAGTCGGAGAGTTTTTCCCCACCAGTGAACACCACTTGGCTGGGGCGATAGCGCGCC